GTCGAGTTCCTGTTGCGCAGCGACGGCGGGGGGCAATGTTTGACGAGCCAATACCGCCAAACGATCAGACGCGGTGAGAGTGACCGTTGATTGAAGGCCGCCGTTCCATTGTTCCTCAACGGTCTCGACAAAACCAATCCAAAGGTTGTCCTCGCCAATGCTAATTTTTATTGGCAGCTTGTTTTTGATGTAGGGAAACAGCGACGACGAGGTGTTGTCGGGCGTGAATCTATAGTCGCGATTATTGAGCACCAACGTAAGGCGACCCGCTGACGCGTACGAGGTCTCATCGCTAGCGCCTCGACTGTAGGTCATGCCCTCCTCAAGCCTGACATACGACGTGATGTCGGTGCCGCTTGTCAAGCTAAAAACATAAGTGGCAGGCGTATAGCCGGGATATATTTCCACCTTCAGAAGTAGCTGCGGGTTTGGGACCATGTCAGACCCCTAGGCTCTGGCCGCCGCGCTCGCGCTTAAGCCGTAGGAGTTGTTTGTATACGGTGGCGCTGTCAAGTTTCAGCACGACGTTGATCGTGTCGGGCGTCGCGCCCGCAGCCGTTGCCGCGTTGGCGCCACGGTCGGCCCTGCGTTGCGCGTCGTTGACATAGCCGCCATAGACATAGTTACCAGCGCGCGCTGCCATGCCCGAGGTCGAGCGCGCAATGCTGTCGGCGGTTGTGTTGAGTTGACCGATGAGTGCCTTGTCGCCGTTTATTGCCTGCGCCATCTCTAGGCCGCCGTCGATGCCTTGCCCGAGTATGTCCTGGTATATGAGCGCCGACAGTCCCTTTTTTGCCAGCGACGCCATGACACGCGAGAACCTCTGCAATTTTGCTAGGCGGCCTTTGTACGAGTTGAGTACGTTGCCGCCGGTCGCCTGCGCCTTCGCCGATGCCGCCTCAGCCGTCGCGACGTCGCGCGTCGCTGCGGCGAGGTCCTGCTGCGCCTTTGCACGGGCGTCGTCGTCGGCGGGCCCAATAGATGCCAGCGCGGCGCGTGCCTCGGCCTGCGCCTGTAGGGCGTCGGTCACGGCCTGCGATGCCTCGACGCCGCCCTTGATGTCGAAGCCGAAGATGCTAGCGAATGACAGCGAGGCGTCGTTAATGCCTGCGACAAATGAGTCGCGCTCGGCCGTGACCGACTTAAGCGCCTCGCCTAGGGCGTTGGCTTTGTCGAGTGCGCGCTGTTGTGTCCGGCTGAGTGTTTCGGTCGCGTCGCTCGCACCCATTGCGCCTGACGTGTAGTCGCTGACCACGGGTAGCGTGCCGGTCATGACGCGGCGGTATTCCTCGACACGCGCGGCCCACGAGTCGACCGACTCGCCGGGGTTTCGTGTCGGCATAAAAAACTGAAACAGCAGGTCGTTCGTCGCTTTGGATAGCACGCCGGACTCAACCCGCGCCTGTTGCAGCGCGTTTGAATATCCGGCGATTGCGTTGGCGGCGTCAGACGCAGCGGCGCCAACCGAACCCGTGGCCACGCCTAACCCCAGCGCGGCGGCGTTTGCCTGATCTGCTCGCGTCGCGCTATTCGCAAGGGACGCGCCTATCGCGTCAAATTGTGTGAGCGCGGTTTTGGCGTTTTCTAGCGTGTCATTTGGAAAGAACTTTTCACCGAAGAATGACTGACTCTGTTCGCCGCCAAGGTCGACGAGTTTCTGACGCATAACGGCAGCGGCGTCGCCGCCCTCAAGAAGTGCGGCCGTGTACTCGGTCGTGCTAATTCCCAACTTTGTGAGCGCGTCGTACGCGCCCTGTTGCGCAAGGTTCTCAGCGACCGTCAGTTTTGCATTGTCAGTCAGCACGCCGTTCTGACGCTCAAGGGACGCGGTCCAGCCGTCGGCAGACTCTGCGGCGTCGTCTGAGGACATTGCAAACAGCGAAATGGCGGTCGTTATGCCAATGATGGCGATACCGATCGGGCCTCCTAGCGCGGTCATCAGGCCGCGCGCAGCTGTACCCGCGACCGCAGCCGATGCGGCGAATCCTCGCATCATTACGCCGGACGCTGCCGCGCGAAGCCCCGCGCCTTGGACGGAAACGCCAGCGGCTGCGACAGACGCAGACGCGGCCAACGCCGAGGCCCTCATCTGCGCAAACGCGCCAGACATTGCCGGGCCAAGTAGCCGAGCGCCGAGAACGGCGGCGCCGATGACGATGCCGATTTGCATAATTGGCTGAGGTATTTTGCCGAGGGTGTTTGCCAACGGAGTCAGGACGTTGGTTAGTGCAGTCATTGCCGGGAGCAACGCCTGCCCGACTGACTCCTGCATATTGCCGAACGCGATTTTGGCGTTCTCTAGTTGTCCAAGCGGGTTACCCTGCGCAAACGCCGCAGCCGTGCCGCCGACCTGCTTATTCAACAGCGCGGTGATAGTGGCGTAATCCTCGGCAGTGTTGCCGGTCGCCTTGAAGTTTATGCCGAGATCCTTGAGCCCTCGGGCCTGCCCTTGCATTGCCTTACCGACGGACGTAGCCGCCGAAGCCAGGTCGATGCCCTTGCGTCGGGCAAGGTCGGCGACTAGCGGCGTAATGTTTTTGATCTCGTCGCCGGTCAATTTAAACAGCGCGAGGTTGGCCTGCGCCGCGTTGATCTCGTCGTCGTCGTAGGCGATTTTTGTGGACAGTTCTTTGTTGTATTCCATCAACGCTTGCACGTTGTAGCCGACAAGCTGCGGCTGTTTGCTAAACGCGTCCATGAGTCGCTGTTGCGCTGTCAGCGCGTCGCCGTATGCCTTGACTGATGACATGCCGAACGCGGCAACGCCAGCGACAGACAGTCCGACGCCGATGCCGCCGAGCGCACTACTGAACGCCTTGGACGCGCTCGCGCCTTTTGACATGTCTCTGTTGAATTTGTCGAACGTCTTGGAGAATTTGTCGAGCATGACTAGGCCGACCACTAGGTCAGTCTTCGACGACGCCATACTCGCCTCCAATTCTTAGTCGTGCCATCGCGTATTCGCGGTAACGGTAAAACTTTGCAAGCGGCCAGAGCCGCACGTCGTCCTCGTGTACGCCGAACAGGTGCGCAAAGGCCGGACCCCAACGGTCGACCTCGTCGGCCAGAGTTACGCGGCCGGGGCTGCCTCCTGCTCGGGCCCAGTAGGGCCCTCGTCATCGGTGACCCCGAGGTCGGCAGGCGTTGTCGCTGCGGCTTCGTCCTCGTCGACTACGTCGTACGCCATCGCGACCATGTCAAAGTCGAGCGTCGCAAAATCCGGCGCACGGCCTGCGCGCGACAGTGCAAGCCAGTAGGCAAACTTCACGGCACGAGCGCGGCCTTTGATGAAATTAGCGCCCCACTCGGGAACAGTCCAGCCGGTGAGTCGTTCGCAGTCCTCGCCCTCGCTGACCATCATTGAGTCGAGGTTGATGTCTAGGACATCGTCGCCGAGCGTCAGTCGTATCGTTGCCATCTCATCCCCTTGCGTTGTTGTTGTCAGAAACCGAAACCGCGAAAACCAAACTTTGCTTTCCACTGTTTCAATGTGTCGTTAATAAATCCGACGATCTCAGGTCGTCGATCATTGAAGGGCTTGTCGAACCAGCCAGGGGGTGTCGTTTGGTCGTCCCATTTCCACTGATCGCGCGGCTGATTGTTTGGAAAAACCGGATGTCTCCATTCGCCCTTATTTGTGCGCTTACCCATGCCCCGGACAGAGTCGACGCGCGGCCATGTCTTAGGAGATATCTCGGCTAGGTTGTACAGCTTCGACGACCTGAACCGAATACGCGCGTCTGAAAATGACTTGCCGTACGTCTTGGACTTGCTTGTGCGCTCGCGCACTTCAATCGACAGACCGCCCGCAAGTATGTTGATAATCTCGCGCGGTACGTGCGGCCGCGATCGGATCTCTGCGCGTTGCGCATTTTTGATCGTGTTCATTTTTGACCGCAACTCTTTGCGAAATTGAAGGCGCAGATTGTTGTCGGCTTTGTGCATACCCTTGAGCACACGCTCCCAGTCGCGCATATCTACAGAAACTTCGGGTTGAGCCACGGGGCACGCTCCAGCGTTGGGGATGGGACGCGAGCGCGCCCCGTGGCCGTCTTAGGTATTACAGAGTGGAGTCGGTAGAAATTGTTTCAATCTTCGGGAGGTTGGTGCCGTCGTAACGCCATACCGCGGTGAACGACTGCGACAACTCTGCTGGGCCGTCAACGCCCTGCGTAGCGGGGTCAAAGTACACCGACGGCAACGTGATGCGGAAAGTCTCCGAGTACGTCGACGCGATGACCGGGCCGACAAACTCCCACACGAGCGACGTCGCCGTCGTGCCGTGCGCGAGATCCTGAAACGTCGTCTTGTTCAGCCAGTCGGCAGTAATGTCGACGGTGATGTTTGCGAGGCCGTTGAGAACGGGCTCAGCCTTGAGACCCGACGCTCCTGCGGTGTAGTCCTCTACGTCGTGCGGGCGGTCGATCGTAATGCCGACAGAGCGCACGCCTGAGATAGAGGTCTCGCTGTTGTAGGTGCCCATTTTGAGGCTCATTTGCGAGAAGTGAAAAACGTTAGCCGATGAGTAGGACACGCTGGCGAGTGTCTGCGTCGTGGTGAACGCGCGGCCGTCAACGTCGAAGGATGCGGCGAGTACGCCGCCGGCGTCGCAAGTAAACGACGCCTGCGCGACTTTGCCGCCGGTCAGCGTGTGCGGGAGTACGGTGCCCGAGCGGTACGGGGCGCCGAGCTGCGCGGTTAGGCTTTTGCCGTAGGTGTCGCCAAGTGTAAACGCCGTGGTGTACGCGGAGGTCGTGCCGTTCTGCGTTGGCGTTGCGGTGCCGCCCATGAGCGTGTTGAGGATAACGCCCATTTTTGTTGACTGAAAATCCATGTCGATCTTGCCGGTGGCCGCTGTTGTCGTCTCGACAAATTGCGCGCCGATGGGGCCGTATGAGCCGGACTGTATGCCCTCGCCCTGTTGACGGTTGGCGACGCGTTCAATCATGTAGGACTTCGCGCGCAGAAACTTAGTCGGCGCGACATAGGTGCCGTAGGTTGATTCAGCGGATACGCCGAAACTTGAGCCGAGGCCCGAGCCAATAGCCATTGTTACTCCTTGATCTCAGCCGCGGGCGCTACCGCTGCGGGCTTTGTGGTGGGGGTTGTCGAGGATGACCAGAGCGGCGTCTCGCCGGTCTCGCCGGTTTGCATGTAGTGAGAGGCGAGGAACGACTCGGAGACCTGCACGACGTCGCCGTCGCCGACTTTTTCAAGGCGTCCGGTGCCGAGGTCGACCCATAGGGCCTCGCCGGATACGTTGCGGTATTCGGTCATTTTGTCAGCCATTGCCAACGCTCCTAAATAATTCCGGTTACGGTGATCGACCCGGTGATCTCTACGCCGATGCCGTCGGCGTTGCGGACTTGCCGAACAGACCCAGCAGAAACCTCGACGTATAGAACGCCGTCAATGCCTAGCGCGGGTGTCGCGCGTAGCGTGGTCTCAACGATGCCGAGGATCTCGACGGTGCGCGTGCGGGCGCTTGCCATATCGTCGTCCCCGCGCACGGCCTGCACGACATAGTCAATGCTCAGCGTCTCGTCGCGTTTTGCTGCGATGCCAGTGTCGTGATACTCCTGGGAGATCGTGCCCGCGGTCTCGTCGTCCTCGCCGCCACTCCAGCCGATGTATACGGCTTCGTATGGGTCAAAGCCCGGAGTCGGTGCGCCGTCAAATACCTCGACCATGCCCGGCGCCGCCTGTAGTGCGGCGATGATCGCGTCGGTGACGAGCGCGTAGCGCGTAATCACGCGAGGCCCTGCGTCCGCACGCTGGCGAGTAGTTCAGTCACGCGACGCGGCAGCGAGTAAGACATGCCCGCGCTGCCGTACTCGTCGCCGTTCATTGTGTTACGCGCCCCCATTGCGCCGCGTTGCGTCTGCCATAGGTGCCGCGTAGTTTCGAGCGCGGCCTGCTGAACGACGGGCGGCACGGCGGCGGCACCTGCGACGTAGGTGACGACGAGGTCTTCGTAGTCGCCGGGGAAGAAGCCGTAGCGATACCGCAGGCGGCCGGTCAGTAGGTTAATGCTGTAGTTATTCGACGAGACCGCGACGCCGCGCGAGACGACCGAGGTGATTGAGATGACCGGCGTGTGAGTAAGGTTCACGGCCTCGCCGCCTGCGTCAAAAGTGTCGACGACCGTACGGCGGCGCCAGTAGCGGTTACAGTGCCCCTCGACGAGGTCGGCGGCGACCATGCCAAAGGCCCGCAGCTCGTCGTCGTAGGTCGTCGTCGTGATGTTCAGATGGCGCTTGAGATCGTCGAGCGACACGAGCCCGGCGTCGCTGGAGTCGGTGACGTCGAATACGTCGCGGTATGCGTCTTTAACGGCCCCTGTCGCGGCCCACGCGACGACGTGGCGGCCCGCTTGTGCGGTTGTATAGGTCGCCGTATTCGTCGCGCCAGTGGTCGTGATAGCGGGGCTAGTGGTCGTCCCGTCGGGCAGCGTGACCACGAGGGCGATCGTGCCGCCCGAGCCGGACGCAGTGAATGACAGCGTGACAACGTCGCCGAGGTCATACGCCATTTGCGCTCCTAGTTTCGATGTTGGGGACACTGCGGGCAGCGTTAGCGAAGGCGGCCGTCTCAACGACGGCTAGGCCGAGGCGCTTGAGTTGGCGGTCGTACTGCCGCACAAATTGGTCAAGCCCCGCAGCGTCGGCTAGGGCTCGCATCGTCAACAGGTCGCGCACGCTAGTCACGAGGTCGCCGCCTTTGTTTGTGCTGCGAAGTGTTCGGCCGTCAGCCAGTAGGATTTCAGGTGCGGCAGCATCACGTCAGGGTTGACGTATATGGGAAAGCCAGCGGCGCAAACGCGCTGACAGAAGACCATGTCCTCGGAGTACCAGCGGCCGTGTGCGGGGCCGTCGAGAAACCAACACCAGTCGCGCACGTCGTCGGCTGCGGCCTCGCGGATCGTCTCCAGAACGCTGCGGTGAATCATCAGACAGCCGCCGCCTACTGCGTCGACCGGGATGAGATGACCGGGCGGCCATTTGCTCAGCGCGTGGTAGTCGACGCCGTTGTCGTCGAGTGAGAACGCGATCGGCACCGCCGTCGGGTACAAGCCGCCGGTAGCGAAAGCGCCAAAGTACAGGCCAGACACGACAGGCGCCGAGACGTCGTGCACGCTGTCGCAGAGTCGGTCAAAGTCTTGCGGCGTGAATTTGTGGTCGGTGTCGAGCATTAACAGCCAGGGCGCAGTGCTAACGCGTAGGAAAGTCTCGACGAGTTCGTTACGTTGTCGGCTCAGCAGGTGACCCTCAACGCGTATGAGCGTGTCAAGTCGCTCGTGTCGCACGGTGGCGAGTTGGAAAAGGTGCGCGGCGAAGTCGCCGTCGACCTGCCCGCCGTCGATCCATCCAATGGCGACTTTGTCTTTTGTGCGCACGTTGTCCCCTAGGTGCGTTGTGGTGAGTATCTGGCAGACATCCCTGCCGTCGTCGCAGCTTGTGGCCACGACGACGGCAGGAGATCGGTCAGACCTAGAAGGTCGGAGCGACCAAGCCGGTGCCGGTGATGCGGCTATGGGCCGCGCCGTAACGGTCAGCGGTGAACGCCGAGAAACCAAACACGACGAGCAGAACGCCGAGAGATGCGGCCGAGGTCTGCTCGGCGCGAATCATGAGTGGCGCCTGAGCATCTTCGAACAGGTGCAGCTCGGAGGTGTTCAGTACGAGGATCGTGTCTTGATTTGTTGCCGCGCCGGTGTTGGTCGCGATGTTTGCGTCGGTGATGACGTTGATACCGGCAATGGTGCCAGCAATTGCGACGTTGTAGTCGAGGCCGCTTGCCGCGCCTGCCTGTAGTACGCCTGCGCCCTGAACGCCGAACAGCGTCTGGTTGGTGCTGACGTAACTGATGAGGCTTGCCCAGCGACGCGGGTGCATCACGATCAGGTCGGGCGTCTTGAACGTCGCCGTCTCTGCGGTCTGCACTGCGTTGAGGATCTGCGAGTACGCAAGCGCAGCAGTAGGCGATGCGCTGGTGTAGGTGACTGAGTTGACGTTGGTCGTCGAGATGATGCCGACGTACTCGCCACTCGCGCCGGTGCCGTTGATGATGAGCGAATCCAACTTTGAGTTGTACGCGCTGACGAGATCTGCGACGACGATTGACTCAGTGTTGCGACCACGTGCGACGGCTTGTGCCGAAACGACTTGCTGACCGGCGATTGTGATGACAGGAACCGACAGGTCGGTAACGGCCATGTCGGTGCTCGACACTGCGCTGTTCTGCGTAGACTGCGCGGCCGTGGTTGAGCCCGTCGTAATCACTGGGATCGTGGCGGTCATGCCTTCGGCGGGGAGTTGATGCTTGTTGGCGAGGTCTGCCAATTTGCGACCGGCGCGGGCCTTCGGCGCGTACAGGTCGACGAGGTACTGCGGGACGACAACGGCGCCAAGTGCGCTGGTGCCGATGGCGCGAGACTCAACGCCGGGCCGATCGGTGCGCTCCTCCTGCATATGGCGAGCGAGGCGCGCGCTGGCGTCTGAGTCGCCGAATGAACGGCCCACGATGTCGGCGATGAATGACACGTCGGCGCCGGGGTTGTAGGTGCGCTCCTCGCGGCCAACGCGTGCGACGCCTTCGTAGGCGGGCTTTGCGGCGACTGCGGCGCGGTCCATCTTGTCGAGTTCTGCGATGCGGGCGTCGATCTCGTCAACGCGTGTGTTCATGGTGCGGGTCTCCGACAGTTCGTCGTCGGTGAGATCGCGGGCCTCGGCCTCGACGGTCTCGATGACTCCGCGGGCGGTGGCGAGAATTAACTCTCGCTCAGCGGTTAGGGTTTCGCGCAGGCTCATGCCTATAGTCCTCTCAGTGCGCGGGGATGGGATCGCGGCGAGTGACCTAGGTGCGATGCGCGGCCTAGTCGGCGTCGTGCGTTGTCGTGCGTATTTAGTTAGCCCGCAGCGATTAGGCGCGGGAAATTGTGCGGCGCAGCTCGTCAAGCGCAAGGGCGCGGACGTTAGGCCGATCAGACGCGGCGCGGTAAGGCGCATACTCCTGCGCGTCATCGGGCACTAGGGCGACGGGCTCCTCAACGACGTTTTCGGTGTCGTCACTTTCGGGCGCCTCGTCCATGTCGTCGAGCGCGTAGTAGGCAGCGCACAACAGCGCGTAAGCCTGCGCGATCGCGGGGTCGTCATATAGCGCCAGCATCATCTTTGCGGCGTACAGTGCGGCCTTCGCTGCGCTGACTTTGTTGGCCATCATGTCGTCGGCTCGCTGTTCCATCGGCTCTCCAGAGTTCAGGGCGTCGCCGGAGTCGCGTGCCTCGACGAGTTCCATGTCGTCGGACTTCATACCGATTGACGTGGCTTCGTACCACGGATAAGTGACCGCAGAAACGTCGACGAGTTTGACCTCGGTCAATTCGCGCACGCCGTCGGCGGTGTAGTTGTCGCGTACTGCCATAAACGCGAACGACATCTGATCGAGGTCGCCGCGCTTGATCGCGGACACGAGCGACTGAACAGTCGGCGACGCCATGTCGAGCGCGTCGATGTCCATGCGCAGCCCGACGCTGTCGACGCGTAGGCGCATCGTGCCCGACTTTGTGCGCGCAAGCGGTAGCCCCGCGTGGTCAATGAGAAAACGAACGTCGGCGCCGTCGGCGAGTGTCTTGTTAAACGCCGTACGTCGTACGACTTCGCCGTATGACTCGGAGTCAAAGACGGCGGCGTATCCGCTGAGGCCGACGACGCCGTCGGGGGTTTCGCGAATCTCCCACGCGCACGACGCAGAGCGGCGCTCGATGGTTTCTAGCATTGGGGTCGACCTTTCGTCAGGCGTCCGGGGCTTCGCCGTTGAGCGGCGTACCGAGCGGGGGCAAGTCCTCAAGTGCGCGCACTTCGTCAACGGTCATGAATCCGTTGGCGAGTGCGATTTCATAGACCTCGTAGCGCGCCTTTGTGTCAGCGCGTAGCAGGCCAGCGGGCCGAAACTTGATCGTGGTGCCGTTGGGCGTAAATGCGTTTAGCCATTCTTCGATGCGCGCAAGCCACGGCGAGATCGTGAGGCTGAGAAAGTCTTGCATTTTTTGCTCGCGGTTTGCGTACGTTACCGACTGGCCAGATGCGGCGACGCCGATCATCGTGGGGTCGACGCCAAAGAATCGGCACACCTGCTCGGCCGACCAGCGCTGAGTCTCGAGAAATTGCGAGTCGGTGGGGTCGACGGTGATTTGTTTGTATTCGGTACCGGCGCCGAGTACGAGCGGCTCGCGTGTGTTGCGCATCGCGGCGGTGAATCGGTCTTTCATGACGCGCGCTTGCTCCTGATTGATCTCATTACCAGATGTCAGCACGCCTGTCGGTAT